CATTGGCGGTTTGTTTGGCGGACAAACAGGCGCATTTTATGGTGGCGGCGCTGGAGGAACGGCAGGCACCGCAGTCGGCGTCAAAGCTATGGAAAAATCTGCGTTAAGAGCCGGAAAGAAAAAGATGGTCCCCCTTAGAGATGTTGGAAAAGGAAAATAAACATGGCAGTCAATCTCTCACCGATAGGAAACGGTTTTCAATTTTTTAATAACGATGGGCTGCCGTTAAATGCCGGCAAGATTTATACATACCAGGCTGGATCAACCACGCCTCTGGCCACTTACACCAGTAGCTCGGGGTTAACGGCTAACGCTAACCCAATCATTTTAGGAACCAGCGGTAGACCCCCTAATGACATCTGGTTGACTGAAGGTTACTTTTATAAGTTTGTGCTAAAAGATTCATCTGATGTAACAATCCAAACCTACGACAATCTTTATGGAATTGTCAGCGCAACCCCACCGTCTGCGACCCCAATCCCTGCGGGCGGTATCTTTTTGTGGTCAGGTTCTATCGGTTCTATCCCTGCGGGCTATGTCTTGTGTAACGGGTCTAATGGAACGCCAGACCTAAGAGACCGGTTTGTGGTTGGTGCTGGTTCGACCTACGCGGTGGACGGTACTGGCGGTTCTGCTGATGCAATTGTTGTAACTCACAACCATACCGCATCAAGCTCATCTGCGGTAACAGATCCAGGCCATACCCATCTTCACGGTGTTGGGGGTGTTGGTACAGGATTTAATAATGGGGTATATCAAAACCAAGCTACGATTAGTCCTTTTGGCACGCTATCAAACACGACCGGCATTACGGTTGCCACAACCACAACAGTAAACAATTCTGGTAACTCAGGAACCAATGCCAATCTGCCTCCGTACTACGCGCTCTGTTACATAATGAAAACCTGATATGGATTGGCAAACACTTATAAATCTTGGTTTAGGATGTGTCATTGCGGTTGTTGGATGGTTTGCCAGAGAGATTTGGGATTCAGTCAAAGAACTGCGCAGAGATATCCATCAAATAGAAAAAGACCTACCAGAAATCTATGTGCGCCGAGATGACCTAAAAGAGGTGCGCATAGAGATGATTGCTAGGTTTGACAAACTTGAAAGCATAATGTCATCGTTTTTCGATAGGCTAAACGACAAGGCGGACAAATGAATTATGGCGGAACTCGACCCAATTATTGCGGCGGCTCAGAATGCCACCAAAGGCATAAAATCTGCCATTAAATCCGGCAAGGAAATAAGCGCGGCCGTTGAGTCTATTCAAAACTTTGGCGTAGCAGAACTAAAGGCCCGCCAGGCATACAAGCTCAAAACTAAGACCAAGACAGACGAAATCACCATTATGACCGCCATGGCGGAATGGCGAAGGCTCTATCGAATAAAACAAATGGAAGATGAGGTCAAAGAATTACTTTGCCAACAGTTTGGCGAGGACGAAGGCCGTGTCCAGTTTGGCAAGGTTTTGGATCTAAAAGAAAAGATGCAAAACGAAGCCAGGACAAATAAGCAAGAATTAAACGATGATCTAAAACGGTGGCGCAAGGTCCAAATTTATGCGGTGATGTTTTCGTCTTTGTTAGTGACCCTGTATTACATTTATAAGGGCCATCTATGAGTGATCGCCAGGACACGCTAACCAAGGTTCTGGCGTATGTAGACTCGCCGTTCAAATTGTTTGCATTGATCTTGATGGCGTTATTGGCGTTCTTTGGTTATATGCTCCATGACAATCGAGACATAATTATTGGGACATATCGGGAACACCAGAAGCTGCCTCAGATTGCTGAAGGCCGAATCGATGATGCTGCAACGCACCTTTTTAAATATACCGGTGCCCAGGTTGTCGCCGTGTTCAAAGTAAACCCAATAACGAACAGTCGGACCTTGTTTCGGGCATACACCAAGGAAGGCCGCGAAAAAAGCATGGAAGGGCTCGATGTTGGGCTCTTTAGCAGCAACGCATCAAATAATAAGGATGTGGTGGCCATGATGGCCAATGAGATACCGTGCGGTGAATACAAGACCGCACAGTCAGAAATCGGCCTTTGGTACATTGAAAAGGGGATGACCTACGGGTGCCGAGTAAGCGTTCCACCTGAAAGCGGCCGGTTCATTGGCCAAATTACGGTTGGCTGGGCGGCCCCGCCTGCGGATCTTGATCAGACCAGGGCCATGTTATCAATTGCGTCAGCAATTCTTGCAAAGGAAAAGAAATGATCCCATTGGCAGCAATTCTAAGTATTGGCGAAAAGGTTTTGGACCGTGTGATGCCCGACCCCCAGGCAAAAGCCGAGGCCCAGGCAAAACTTATGGAAATGGCTCAGAAGGGTGAACTGGCCCAGCTTGAGGCAGATGTCAAAAAGATGGAAATTGAGATGAAGGACCGAGACTCCGCCCGCGGGCGCGAGTCTGCTATGGCTGCCGCTGATGTCCATCCAATAACTAAAAACATCAACTCAATACTCAGCTTGGGCGTCATTACCCTGTCGTTTATCCTTTTTGCGATCCTAATCTTTATTGAAGTCAAGCCAGCCGCCAAGGACATCTTGATCTATATTTTGGGCGTTTTATCGGCTGCGGTTACCCAGATCCTGTCCTACTACTTTGGGTCTAGCGCCGGTTCCAAGGAAAAGAGCAAACAGTTAGATGAGCTTTTGGAGAAGAAATGAACTTATCCCAAAACTTCACTCTCGAAGAACTTACCCGCTCGGACGCGGCCGCTCGAGGCGGCTGGGAAAACACCCCCAACGAGCAAGAAATTGAGAACCTGAAACGTCTGGCTGCGCTGCTTCAGGATGTCAAAGCGGCCGTGGGCGGAAAGCCAGTAATGATCAATTCGGGGTTTCGCAATAAACAGACCAATGATGCGGTGAATTCCAAAGATTCGTCTCAGCACCGGCTGGGCTGCGCCGCGGACCTACGGGTGCCTGGCATGACCCCCAGGAAGGTTGTAGAGGCCTGCATAGAGGCCCAGGTGCCGTTTGATCAGATTATCCTGGAGTTTGACGCCTGGACGCATATCAGCGTTTCTAATAGCCCAGAACAGGCTCCCCGAGGGTCAAAATTAATTATTGACCGCCAGGGAACCAGGCCGTTTGCCTGATAAACTAAATCCGCAACTCCTCTAGCTTGTCTTTCCCCACCCCCCAGGTGGGGTTTTTTTTCTGGCCTTGATGGAAATCATCAAGCCACAGACGCAAGCAGGCCATCTCCAGGTCTTCAGAGATTGGCTCTTTTATAGACAAGGCATCCTTTCGGCCGTCACGATAAGCATTGTGAACGGCCTCCAGGTGCGCTAAGACCAACAGTACCGAGCCCAGGATTAATACAACGGGGCGCACGACACATCCACCACAACATCACGGGTCACGCCGCCAACCTTGCGTTTACCGTAAATCACAACTGCCCTGGTCCGAGCAACCTGGCAATCCTGAATGGCGTTAACAACTTCAAGCCGGCTCATCGAATGGATTTCTTTATCGACTAACAACTCCTGTTCGGGAATTGCAGACTTCTGTGGCAACACTCCGCAACCTGAAAGCAAAAACAAGCAAACTCCTGTAATTATCATTTTCATACTACCTCCGTGATGGTGATTCGGACCCGCACCGCAACGCCTTCGATTTTGTGTTGTTTTATCCAATCGATAGCCGCCTTCTGGGTTTGGAAAGTTAAATAGGGCCAACCTATTGCTTTTGGATTTTTGATATAAAAATTCTTGCATTGAATGGCCCAGGTTTTAAAAGGCAACATTAAAAGGGAACATCGTCTTCGATGTCATGGAAACTCTGCTTAGAGGCCCGTGGAGCCGTTTCTGCCTGTTCCGATGACCTGGGTCCAGCAAACTCTAATTCGCCCACCCTGGCCCGCAGAGACACGCCTTCGGACCCATCTTTGCGTTTATAGACCTCAATGTGGGGCTCGGTCATGCTTACAAACAACTGCTGCCCCTTTCCCAGGTAAGGCCTCAACTTCTCGCAACGGTCCCCCCACATGGTCCCATTGACCCATTGGGTGGGCTGCTTGCCATCAACCTTGCGGCCGTAATTAAAAGCTAGGGAAAGGTCCATAATCGCCTTGCCATCGGCGGTATATCGGATCTCGGGGTCATTGCCCAGGCGGGCCATTCCAATCATCAACATGGTAAATCTCCTCTATCAAAAAAATTCGATTTGTTATTAAAAAAATCAAACAGGTCCTCGCACTCGGCCAGAAACTTCTCGGCCGCCTTTTCAACCTCCGCAATTTCTTCTGGCGTAGGTTTGAACTTCTTAATAAAAAGGTCTCTGCCTTCCCCCATCCGCGGGTCGTAGGATACGAACCAGACATCTTTACCTGTGCAGGCCGACTGCAAAATCATTTGCGGCTTATGCTCTGGAGGCACTACCTGGCTGGCAACCCATTTCATATGTGTCTTGCTTTTGGGCGCCTTCACTTCGATCAGGCAACCGTCACTTACGAATCCGTCCGGCGAACACCCCAGAAAGGGTATTTTTGGATGGTCCAGAAATGGCGCGTCTGTGACTATCAGGCCGGTTACAGACTCAAACCGTTCCTTGGCTGCGGCCTCTTGTTCGGTACCCCATTGCATCTCGGTGGTCACATATTTATCCGCAAAGGTGTCTGTGATCCTCTCGGCCACAACCTCATACCGAAGATTTTCGCGCTCACTAGACTCTTTGCCAGATTTCAAAAAATTCATAGCTGGCGCCATGCGAGAGCCGGTTAGCTTTCCCAGGCGCATCGACCACCAGGTGCCGTCACCCTGGAATGGATTGGGTTCACGCATTCTTGGCCCCTTTTAGCTTTTCTCCGTGCTTGGTGGCCAAGTCTCGAACCATCTCGCGTTCTGCGGGCAAAAGCGCCTTCCAGACCGTAGTGAGCAATTCTGGGCTGGTCGCTGCAATGATCAAGGCCTCGACCTCTGCCTGGCTGCGCACGGCCCTGCTGGGTTTCTCTGCCGGCTTTGGCGCTACTGCACGGTTGCCATCATCATCTTCGGGCGCTATCCCGCAGGCCGCCTGGAGCGCATACCGGCGGGCATAGGTCATGGCCGAGCCATAACCCTGTGGGTCCTGTTTGCTGGCCGGCACATGGAACTTGCCGCCAGACAGGGTCTCGCCTGATTCGTGAATAAATAGCGTCTCAATGGTTACCCCATCGGCGCAGTCATGTGACTGCTGAACCAACGCAATCCCATTGTCGTTTAAGGCATCAATGACGGCCTCAATGCAAGCGGCCAGGTCAGCGTACTTAGATTTGAAATGCGGGTTGGTGGAAGTTTTGAGTGCTGGGCCAAAGGCCTTTTGTGCTTTGACTAAAGCGGTTGAAATTTTCTGCATTATTCTCTCCGGTTAAATAAAACAAACAATAAGGACAAATACAACAAAACAAATTGTACCTAAAACTTTTTGCCAAAGTGGCTCTGGCTGGTTGTGATCAATAAATAAATTTCGCTGCCATTTGTTATAAGCAAAATGATATTTTTTCACACCGCCTCCTAAAATTTAGGTTTTTCTGGATACGAAAGCAACCGATAGACCGCATATCGAGTTTGGTTTTTCTTTACCATCTCGGTGTTGATGTGCCAACCTTCGCGGCGCAAACTAAAAATAATATCGGCCAGGCGTGTTGCGCGAAATCTAATAATTGCCTCCCAGCTTGTTATTTTCTTTTTTGTTACTAAATGATTTGCTACTTTATCAATTTTAGTGCTTGGTGCTTTGCTCATTGTATTTCCTCCTGGTGGTTTCAAATTCGTTGGCTAATTCTATTAAACGAGTTTTGGATTTCTCAAAAGACTCTGGGTCACGCATAAAACTAAGGTCGCGTATTGCCTGCGCAACGCCTAGACATTTATAAGCAATCAGGTCCAGGTGCTGAATGGTTATTTGCTCTTCTTGCTCTTGCTGCTCAAGCTGCTGCTGATGGTGAAGGTCTTGCGTGTCTTCCATGGTTACTCCCCTTTGCATGAATCGTGGAAACATAAAAAATCTTCGAGCGACTCATCATTGTCGGTCCAAATGCGGTCATTGCAGACCGAGCATTGATAGTAGGAATGGCCCGATGAGGCAGCGATAGTGCGCACATGATCGACAGGATCATCGCGGAATAGAGACCAGGTTGGTTTGCCTAGTATGGGTGTAAGTGTCATTTATTCTCTCCGATAGTGGGGGCCGAAGCCCCCGTTAATTAATAATTGTAAAAACTACGAAAAACTTCAAAACCTTTTTCTGTCAATCGAACAGTAGCTTCTCGCTTATCCTGATGACCGTTATGTTCTACGAGACCGGCATTGACTAAACTTGTAAAAGTTCCTTTGTCTGCTGGTGTTTCAATAATAAATTCAGCCCAAACCCAATCTGTATCTTCAAATTGTTCAGGTTCTCTACCGTTTGTAGGCTGATACTCGCTGAAGGCGATTTCGTTAATCATGTTTGCTTGGTTGATTGTTAGTGCCATTTATTCTCTCCGGTTAGTACGATCAAGTGACCGTATGAGTAATTATCCAGATTAACAAACTGTTTACAATAGGGTTTGGCATCTTTTTATCAATTATTTTCTATTTCCCTACAAAATGTAGGGTTATTGATTTTAGGGCTAAACAGGTTGTAAAATTAATCCGTCAGCGGAGTGGCATCCGTTGGAAAGATGAAGACGGAAGGGTACCCCCGAGAGTTTAGGTGGGTGTGTGTAGTGCGGGAAATGTGGCTCTCCAGCCCTTCTGTCCGGTCATTTTTCCTTTGCTGCCCACGCCAAGGGCCACACCCACCTAAGTCTTCGGGGGTTTTTCTTTTGCGCTGACCGTACTCCGCACGATAGCAAGCACCTGTCTGGGTGGCGCGGAAGGAAACACACGGTATCGGCTCACCACCAGATAACCGGAGCGGCCTGTCAACGAGGGACCGCAGAACCAGCCAGGGACTTGGGTGATAGACAAACCTGGCAGGGACGAATCGTTGCCTTATGGGGTGCGTAGGTTGGAGTCTGTTTCTTTGATTCCCTTTGGCGCAAAAGTGATAATGGCTATCACCCTTGGGGAACCTATGCCTAACGAATTACAAGCAAAAATAACAAAACGCCTCGAAGAAATAACCGGCCAGAGATTCTGCACCTCTTGCCAATTACGCCAAGCCGTAGAACGCGGAACTTGGATCAACTCCGCCAATGGGCTGCGCCGCCGCTGGAAATGTGCAGGCTGCATCCAAAGACAAAAAGAGAGATTGCAAACTATTTCCTAATCCTCTATGCTTTCCAAAAGGAGAGCAAAAATGACAAAAGAGGAACTTGCAGAAATCGTAGAAACGATGCCCCAGGGCCTGGTGGTAGACGACTACCTGGTCGAACTGGTGAGCCGAGCGATATTCTTGGAGCGTAAGGCCTGCATCGAGGCTATTGAAGAAGAAGTAAAAGACTGGGACCGCGACTACAAGGCGGTTGCGCTTGAGGCCGCGGAAGTGATTCTGAGGAGGCCCTGAAATGACCCAAGACGACCTTCAAGAGGTGGCCACAAGGGTTGGCATGGTCAAGACCCCGCAGGGTCAAATCAAACCGCTCTGGATGGCATCAGACAAGCAATTAGCCGCCTTTGCCCAGGCAATCGTTGCGGATGTGAAGCAGTCTGCCTCCGAATATGTGGTCCAGGCAATCAAAAAGGCCTCGGATTACGAGCGTGAGCAATGTGCGCAAATAGCTGAAATTGAGGGGATGACCCAGCAAGACATTGCCAGGGTCATACGGGAGCGGGGTGAGAAATGAGAAAAATTGTCTCACTTGCCTGTTTTGCGGTTTTGATGGGTTGCGCTGCGCCGGCCAGGACCCAGGTTTTTGTGATGCCCAACCAGGGTGGCGGCGAGATAACCTTGACCGCGAGGCCGTGCGTGATCAGAAACGAGACCATCAAGGGTTTGGCCGAGGCTTACACCTGGAGCCCGTCTACGGCCTATCAGAAGGCCTGCTGGTCCATTATCGATGGCAGCGTCCATGTTCTTTACTTGGACTCAGGCAAGCGCATGGTCTACGACATCACCGACTTCAGGGAGAAAAGATGAGCCGGATGGATTGGTGGGTGTCTTCTGGTCTGGCAGCTCAAGCTGCGGAAAACCTGGTTTGGTTTGTGGCGACTGCGCTGGCTATTGTTGGAATTGTGATATGGAGAGACAAATGAGTGAATTTGACGCCTTCTGGAAGGCATATCCAAAGCGCCTGGCCAAAGGGGATGCCCGCAAGGCCTGGCACCAAACAGAGGCAATCCGGCCGGCGCTGCCGGAACTAATGGCGGCCATTGAGGCCCAGATGCGCTCGGACCAATGGCGCAAAAATGATGGCCAATTTATTCCCTATCCGGCCACCTGGCTGCGCCAAGAGCGTTGGTCTGACGAACTGAAGGTCACCCTGCCAGGCGTGGTCCAGGGCAAGGAGTGGCATGAGACCTGGGCCGGTATTGTGGCCAAAGGCCAGGAACTAAACATCCTCGAGTCGCACTTCAGCCACCCCCAGGACTTTAAGGCCGCGGTGCTGCGCGGGGCCATGAAGGCAGCATGACCTGTGACAAGTGCGACAAGCAGTCGCCAATTTTTGATCTGGGCTGCCATGGTTGCCGAGACAGGCTTGTGATGAATATCGACTGCAAAATAATGCGGGAGATTGAGGCGAAATACCTGGATATGAAGTTTGGGTTCTTGCCGGACTATAAGCGAGAACCCAATTGCGGCTGCGAGACCACCTGTCTGAGAAAATCAAGGATTAAGAAAAAAGATGAACAACCGACTGAGCCCCCGAGAACGAAGACATCTCGCCGTAGTTAAGGAAATGGACTGCGGGGTGTGCGGGGCGCCAGGACCATCGGATGCTCACCACATCGAGCAGCACAGGCAATTCCTATGCATTCCATTGTGCAAGGATTGTCACCAGGGCTCCCACAATGGAATCCACGGCCGCCGGTCCATCTGGAATGTGGCCAAAAAAACAGAATTGAGCGTACTAAATGACACAATTGAAAAAATCACCAGGTAGGTTGACCCTGCCATGGATGCCCAAAGAATTGAGCCCCAACTATTCTGGCCATTGGGCGCCGCGGGCTGCGGCCAAGAAGAAATACCGTTTTGCTGCAAAAGTGTTGACCAAAGAGGCTAAATTAGAGATTCCGCCTTACGGCATGATCTACCTGGAGGTGGAGTTTTTCCCGCCTGATAACAGAAAACGGGACATGGACAACATGGTGGCCGCGTTTAAGGCTGGCCAAGATGGCATGGCGGACGCCTGGACGGTCGATGACTACTACATCAAATGCATTTATAAGGTCAGCGATCAAAAGCTGGGCATGGTTAAGGTGCGCCTGCTATCAGAGGCGCCAGAATGAAAACCAAGCAAACAGTTTATAATCGCAAGATGAAACGAAGATCAAAATTATCCAAAGACATTTTGGAATTATTGGAGCGGCAGCCGAACATGACCCAAGCTCAAATCGCCAGAGAACTGGACGCCAAACCCCATTCCATCAAGGCCGTGTTGTGGAAATTAGTCAATCGCCAAAGCAAAATCTTGGCGACAAAAGGCGCAAAGGCCGATACAATGACAGGACCGAAGGTGGTCAATGTGTATTGCTTGGCGCCTGTTTGCGAAGGACAACCCGCATGAAAGACATCGAAGCATTTTCGTTGGCGTTACTGAACTCTGCGACCTGTGCGCATATTCAGCATTGGCAGGCGAAAAGCTATTCGACTCACAAGGCCCTGGGCAAGTATTACAAGGCTATTCCTGACCTGGTGGACCGCCTGGTCGAATCCTATATGGGCCGGCACGGTGCGGTCGGCGACTTCGAAGAAGAATTCGAAATTGAGAAGGACCCTGTGCGGTACTTCAAGGCGCTGCAAAAGTATGTGGACCAAAACCGCAAGCACTTGCCAAAAGACTCCGAAATACAAAATACTATCGATGAAATCTTAGATTTGATCGATTCTCTGCTTTACAAACTTCAACAACTTTCTTAAAAGGAGCCAAAATGGCTAATACTTTCAAATGCCCAACCCATTGCAACGACAAGAGCGGCCGTAAAGAGCCGGTTAAGAATGCCGTTGAGCAGGCTGGCAAAAACAAACCCATGGGCGAAAAAATGACCATGAAGGGCCGCGACACCAATATGGGAACCAACAACACCGGTTCGATTTACCAGAAGTGAACTGCGGTAATTGCCGGTTTTTCCAGGGTACGCAGTTTGGCCATTGCCGGCGGTATCCTGAGTCAGTAACCAAACAGGCTGGGATGTGGTGCGGCGAACATCAATTGATCGAGCCGCTGCCGGAACCGGAAATTCTGGCAACCGAACCCACTCCGGCACCAAAACGAGGACGCAAGAAAAATGCTGAAACCCCTGCGTGACAGGATCGTGGTGCGGCCCGTAGAACGGGTTAGAAGTGAGGTTCTCCATGTAATCATGGACGAACTACCAAACATCGGTGAGGTGCTTGCGGTCGGGCCTGGAGAGATTGACAAAAAGGGCCGGCTCATTCCTAATCCAATTGAGATTGGGCAGCGCATTAGATTCGGGACCGCGGAAGAATATCTGGCTTATCCTCGAGTAGAAATCGATGGAGAGGAACTGATTGTGATGTCCTGGAAGGATGTCTGCTTCATCGAGGAAAACCATGGCAAAAGCCACTAACAAACCAATTGCCCGCACAACTAC